AGATTATCAATCAAGATATAATAAACCAAAAAATACGAAAGACTTATTTAATGAATAAAGACTCAGAACTCTTAAAAAAATTCCTTAAGGATAATAAGGAAAATCATTACAATTTTGAAGAAATCATAGATTATAAAGTATCTAGTGGATCTCTTCAGTTAGATTTGAACTTGAGCGGCGGCTTTGGCCCAGGATTGCATAGGTTTGTAGGCATGAATGAAGGTGGTAAAACTTCAGCTTCTCTAGAAGTAATGCGCAATATGCTTAATAATGTCAAAGGCTCTAAAGGCTTTTATATCAAAGCTGAAGGCCGTTTATCAAACGAAATGAGGGCTAGGTCTGGAGTCAATTTTGTTTTTGATGCGGATGAATGGGTTGAAGGAACATGTTTTGTTTTTGAAAGCAATATATACGAAGTAGTTGCAGAAGCCATTCAAACCCTCATAGATCAAAATGAAGAGAAGCATAAATATTGTTTTATTTTGGATTCTGTTGATGGTTTAATATCTCGTCAAGATATTGATAAATCTTTTTATGATAGCAATAAGGTAGCTGGTGGCGCAGTAATCGCGGCAAATTTCATGAAGAGGATGTCTATTAAATTAGCCAAAAGAGGACACATGGCCATCTTTATTAGTCAAGTTAGAGCAGACATTAAACTTGATCCATACACAAAAGCTCCAGTAAGGCAAACATCTGCAACTGGGGGCAATGCCTTATTGCACTTTGCTAATTATATTATGGAATTTGAGCCAAGAAATAAATCTGATTTGATTCTTCAAAATCCGACTATTAAACAATCTGACCCAAGAACCAACCCAATAATTGGGCATTGGGCTAAAGTCACAATTAAAAAATCACCGAACGAAAAAACAAATAATACAATTTCTTATCCAATCAGATACGGCCAGACAAACGGCAAATCAATTTGGATTGAAAAAGAATTGGTTGATATGCTTTATCTTTGGGAATTTATTTCCAAAAAAACCTCTTGGATAATCCTTTCTGAAGAATTTATGGAATTAATATCGGATGTAGCGCCAGATTTGCCAGAAAAAATACAAGGAGAGCTTAATTTGTTCAAGGCTATCGAAGAAAATGTTAATCTCTCCCAATTTTTAATTAATTATTTTAAGCAGAATCTCTCTTGAAATTAATTACTTTATATGGTAAGGAGAAACCCGTAAGAAATCCTTATAGGTTTAAAATTAATTGGAATAAAAAATCTAGAAGTAAATTCCAGACAAATGTAAAAAAATTAATATACCCACATTGGAGATATGATTTCGTATTTGAGGAGTTTGTAATTCCAGGCTCTAGGCTATCTTTGGATTTTTACAATCATACAAAAAAAATAGCAATAGAAGTTCAAGGGGCGCAACATACTAGATTTGTAGAGCATTTTCACAAATCTAAATCAAACTTTATACGACAAATAAGAAGAGACTGTAAAAAACAAGAATTCTGTGAAATTAACGCAATAAAATTAATAGAGATTTATCCAGAAGATGAATTAACAGATTCTTTTATAGCTCAACTGCTTGAATAGTGTAAATAAATTAAATGAAAAATCAAAAATTCAAAGAATTCAAGATTCCAGAAAAAATGCTGAACGAACTTTACGAAATCAGTGGAGGTCCAGATGCTTATAAAGGGGTCGTTGTGGTTTATTCAACTGAAAATGGTGAGCCAGTAGTATTTACTAAATGCGACAGTGTTCTCACTGAATATGGGCTTCATAAAGCTTTAGAAAAATATTTAAATAATTACTCCTTAGAGTACGAAGAATCGTAAGATTTGAGCTTGACAAATAATCGTATGTCCATAACATACGAGCGTATGATATATTCTTACGAAATAGAAAAGCAGGTTTTGGCGGCTTTTATGCAGAAACCTAAAATTTTTATAGATTTTTTAGATGTACTATCTGAAAAAGATTTTTACAGTAAGTCTTCCCTGCTCCACAAAACGATTTTCATCATTTTGAAATCAGCCACCCAGAAGGGTGAAGATATAGATGAAGTCGTTCTTTGCCAAAGAATTAAAGACCTTGGCATAAAATTCGAAGAAGACATTAACATTATAGACTATGTAAAATCCTTATCAATGAGAAAAATATCTTCTGATGATAAGGTGAAATCTTCAATTCAGGAATTAAAGAAACTTTCTGTCAGAAGGGAGATTTCGGAGGTAGGATTAAAGATTTCAGAAGTTATGAAATCAATAAATGCCGAAACTCCATATACCGAAATCATACAAAAGGCAGATAATATCTATAATGAAAAAATAAATCTTTTCGAATCTGGAGTAGATAGGCCAGAAAACATCTTCGAAGGCATGGAAGATTTTATCGAGGAAAGAGGAAATAATCCAGTTGACGAATTTGGAATGATGGGGCCTCACGAAAAGATCAATGATATTTATGGTTCATTGCTAAGGCCAGGAAATATCACAGTTATTGTCGCTAGGTCTGGAGTTGGTAAAACTCAATTTTGTATGGATTATTCAACCAAAACATCATTGAAGTACAATGTCCCAGTTTTGCATTTTGATAATGGCGAGATGAGCAAAGAGGAATTGATGATTCGTCAGTGCGCTGCAATTTCAAAAGTTCCAGCTCATTTACTCGAAAGCGGTAAATGGCGACTTGCTGGTGATGATGTCGTTAATCGAGTAAGGTCTGTTTGGTCAAAGATCAAAAATCTTAAATTCTATTATTACAATGTCGGCGGGATGAATGTAGACTCTATGATAAATACATTGAAGAGATTCTATTACTCACAAGTTGGCAGGGGGAATCAAATGATTTTTTCTTTTGATTACATCAAGACGACATCAGAACAGAGCAATAAAAACGAATGGCAGTTAGTGGGGGAAATGGTTGATAAATTCAAAAAATGCATTCAAAAAGAAATACTTGAAGATGGATTGCCTGTTATTCCAATGATTACATCTGTTCAATCTAACAGAAGCGGTATTGTTAATAATAGAAATTCTCAAAACGTTACAGACGACGAATCCATCGTTTCTCTTTCAGATAGAATTACTCAGTTTTGTTCTCATATGTTTATTTTAAGATCAAAAACAGTAGATGAAATTCAGGATGATGGATCAAACTTTGGTACTCATAAATTAATCAATGTCAAATCTCGTCACCTTGGTAAAGATATTGCGGGCGCAATTGAACCAGTTAGAGTGGGAGATGAGCTTAAAAAGAATTTCATAAATCTAGAGTTCAGAAACTTCAATATTGAAGAGCGCGGAGATTTAAGAGATATAGTGGACTTTAGAGAAAACGCTGAAGATCTTCAGTCAGGAAGAATAAATGAAATACCATCGTTTGATGATCTATAAAGACTCATTAGAAAAACTAGGATATAAGCTTCAAGATTTTGGCAATCATTGGAGAACGAAAGCTATTTACAGAAATGGCACTACCGAGACTTCGCTAATCATATACAAAGATAGCGGAGTTTGGAGAGATTTTGGTTCCACAACTGAGCCGCTACCTTTTGAGTTACTAGTTAGAAAAACTCTAAAAACAGACGATCCAAAAATAATTAGAGAGTATGTATCTACTGATAACACAAATATTACTCCACAAATAATACATGAGAAAATACAAATGGAAAAAATATATCCCAAAGAAATGCTAGAAAAACTTTTGCCAATTAGAAATTTTTATGAAAATAGAAAAATTTCAGCGGAAACTCAAAAGGAATTTGATTGCGGCTATTGTGGAAACGGCAAGATGTACAGAAGAATGGTCTTCCCAATTTTTAACTTAGACAAACAGATTCATGGGTTTTCTGGTAGGTTGGTTTCGGAAGATGTTAGTTCGCCAAAATGGAAACACATAGGCAAAAAAAATAATTGGATATATCCAAATCATTTATCTGCCAGACACATTGAGGAAAAAAGAGAAGTGATATTAGTCGAAAGCATAGGAGACTGTCTGGCGCTTTATGAAAGTGGCTACAAGAATGTTTTAGTAACATTTGGACTAGATATTTCAGCCTCATTAATTTCTTTTTTAAATTCATTTGAATTATCGAGAATCATTGTATCATTAAACAATGATAAGAATAAAGAAGTCAATAGCGGTTCTTTGGGTTCAATAAGAATACTGGCAAAACTATCTTCATTTTTTGATTTAAATTTATTAGAATATAACCCACCAATGAGAGAAGTAGATTTTGGAGATATGTTGATTAATGATGTGGATTTTGATGCATGGTATGCTAGGACATC